GTGCCAGAGGCCGCCCGTGCCCTGCCCGACGAGTTGCCTGATGCGGCCAAGGCTGGCCGGTTCAAGCTGATCCCAGAAGCTAGCCAAACATTGACCGAGGAAGTTGGCCGTGCCGCCAGCCGCAGGCAAACATTTGGCATCACCCAGGGCAAGCCTGGTGGCAAGCCTGATGAGCCGTTCAACCTGTCTCGCTACCAGACCGAGGATGCCGCAGCCATTGTGGGCGGTGTGGCTGATGCGCTGAACATTCGGACCAAGGCGGTCACATTTGATGAGATCAAAGCCAAGGCTGCAGAGTCTGGCATCAATGAATCATTCTTGACCAGGCTGATCGGCAATGACGGCAAGATGATGGCCAACGCTGTGGAGACTTATAAAGCGCTTGAGGTCCTTGAGTCCAGCGCCAATGAGTTGGACAAGCTGTTCAAGCTGGTCAACACCGGCATGGCCACTGACTCTGACAAGCTCATGCTGCGTCAACAAATAGCGCTGCATGGCTTGATTCAAAAAGGGGTCAAGGGAGTTCAGACCGAAACAGCCCGTGCCTTGGCGGTGTTTCGCATCCCACGCGATGGCAATGCCCAAGTCATTCGTCAGGTGCTGGACGAGTTTGGAGGTGATAACGCATTGGAAGACATGGCGCGTAGCTACTTGTCGCTGGAGTCCCGCGCTGCACAGAATGCCATGGTTGAGAAGTCAATGATGTCGGGCGTGAAAGATGTCTGGTTCACCACCTATATCAATGGCTTGTTGTCATCTGGCGTGTCGCATGCCAAGAACATTGTTTCAAACACAATGTTTGGCTTGTACCAAATCCCAGAGCGCATGGTCGCTTCTTTGTACAGCAATGTGCTGCCGCCGGGTGTGCGCAGCTGGAAGTCTTTGGTGCCAGGCTCTGAGGCCGAAAAGATTGGCATGGACGAAGCGCTCACCATGGTGCAGTCCCTGCGCAATGGCATTGTTGAAGGTCTGCAGCTGGCCAGCACCGCTTGGAAGAACAATGCCCCCAATGACTTGATGTCAAAGATTGAGATGCAACGCGGCGGTTATGCGCCAACGATCAGCTCTGGTGCGTTTGGCATTGAGCAAGACAAGTGGTTTGCCAAGGCCATCGACTATTACGGCACAGCCGTAACCCTGCCTGGTCGAGCCCTGCTGACCGAGGATGAGTTCTTCAAGGGTGTGCTGTACCGCATGGAGTTGAACACTCTGATCACACGCAGGGGAAAGGTTGTCTACCGCGAAGGTGTTGAGGCAGGCCTGTCTGAAACTGATGCCATGGCCAAGTCATTGCTTGAAACTGAAAGTTTGTATGCAAACCCACCCCGCGACCTGGATGAAGCTGCAATGTTGTTTGCCCAGAAGGGTACCTTTACTGCTGAGTTGCCACCTGCATTAAAGAGCTGGCAAAAAGTGTTTAGCCATCCAGCTCTGAAGGTTGTGGTGCCCTTCTTCAAGACACCAGCCAACATTGGCTTGCAGGTTATTGAGCGCACACCGTTTGCGCCGCTGTCCTCACAATGGCGAGCAGAGCTGGCCAAGGGTGGTGTCTACCGCGACATGGCCTTGGCCAAGGTCACGCTGGGCTCAGCCTTTTTAGCCACCTACGCTGCACTGTCTGCCGAGGGCCACATCACTGGTCGCGGCCCAGAACGCAAAGCAGACCGCGAAGCTCTCATGCGGGACGGCTGGCAGCCCTACTCCATCAAGGTTGGCGACACTTACTACAGTTACCAGGGCATGGAGCCGGTCTCTGCTTTGATGGCTATTGCTGCCGACTATGCCGAGTACGCCAAGCATGAGCCCGATGCCGGCAAAATTGAAGAGGTGTTCTTGGGTGCCACCTATGGCCTGTACGAATACTTGAAAGAGCAGCCCTACCTGCAGGGTGTGGCTGATGTGGCCAAGCTGATTGGCACCAACCAGCAAGGCGCTGTTGACGGCAAGAAGATTATTGACAACCTGACCAAGCAGTTTGGTGGCTTTGTGATTGGCGGCTCACCAGCTGGTGTCTACAGCTCACTGGTGGCCGGCATATCTCGCCTATCAGATCCCACCAGAAAAGACACCAGAGCAGATCCTGAGTTGCCGATGGGTGTGCGCGGGTTTGTTGAAGCGTTTAACAAGTACAAGTCTCGCCTGCCCTACTTCAATTCGGACCTGCCAGAAGCATTGAACCTTTGGGGTGATACGGTCCTGACTTCACGCGGCAATCCCATGGAGTTGATACTGCCGACCCGTGTAAGCCCCGCCCAGTTCAGCCTGGTTGATGATGCCCTGGTGCGCATTGGCTCACCCGTTGGCATGCCAGACAAGAAGATCGACGGTGTTGAAATGACAGCTGAGCAGTACAACCGCTTGCTGACAATCTACGGCAAAGAGCTGCCATCCAAACAAGGCATCATGGATGTCATGCTTTTGCCTGGTTTCACAATATTGTCTTTGGATGACCAGCAAAAGACCGTTCAGTCTGTTCACAGTAAATACATGCAAGCAGCTCAAAATCAGTTAAAGCAAGAAGATCCTGCGCTGCAAGCCAGAATTTTTGAATTAGAAGAACTGAGAAAAGCCAATGGCCTCTATTACAAACCCTAGAAAAAAAGTACAATTTCCAATAGGAAGGATTAAGTTATGCCGATTCCAATTTCAAACGTAACGCGAAGAGTCGTATATTCGGCTAGTGGTACTGGCCCGTATGCTTTTACCTTTGAGATTCTGGCGAACACTGACATCGCTGTTTTTCGGGATGACACACTCCTCACGCTGACAACAGACTACACAGTGACCATTGCTGCCAACGGCACTGGCTCAATCACCCTGGTGGCCACCCCTACTGGCGCAACGCAGATTGCGATTGTCGGCAACCGCACAATCCAGCGAACCACAGACTTTGTGACGGGCGGCGACTTCTTTGCCAACACCGTCAATGATGAGATGGATCAGCAGACCATCTTTGCGCAGCAGAATGCTGAAGGGCTGCAGCGTGCCTTGAGCGCCCCGCAGACAGATCCAACCTCAATCAACATGACGTTGCCACGGGCCAGTCTGCGCGCCAACAAAGCGCTTGGATTTGATGCCAACGGCAACCCTGCTATTGCTGACACCTTGGGCACTAACCGTGGCAACTGGGCTGCAAGCACGCTGTACTATGTCCGAGACATTGTCAAAGACACAACAAACAACAACATCTGGCAAGTTATTACGCAGCACACATCAAGCGGATCATTACCGATTGGCACCAATGCTGATGCGGCAAAGTTCACTTTGTTGATTGACGCAGCGGCGGCATCAACAAGCGCCACAAACGCAGCGGCATCTGCCTCGGCGGCTTCCACCAGTGCGTCAAACGCTTCTACGTCTGCATCAAACGCTTCCAGCTCAGCCAGTACAGCAAGCACCCAGGCAAGCAACGCTTCGACCTCTGCCAGCAATGCCGCAAGTTCTGCCAGCGCTGCGTCTAGCTCTGCCAGCACAGCCAGCACGCAAGCAACAAATGCTGGCACCAGCGCAACAGCAGCTGCAGCAAGTGCATCAAGCGCATCAAGCAGTGCCAGTGCTGCCAGTACATCAGCAAGCAATGCGAGTACTTCAGCCAGCAACGCAAGCACATCTGCTTCTGGTGCCTCAACGTCTGCCACCAATGCGGCCAACTCTGCGACTGCTGCTTCTGGTAGCGCATCGACTGCAAGCACACAGGCAAGCAATGCATCTACTTCAGCCACCGCTGCAGCTGGTAGCGCAACCAGCGCGGCATCAGCACAGACAGCAGCAGAGTCTGCGCGTGATGCAACCTTGGCGGCATACGACAGCTTTGATGATCGCTACCTTGGCGCAAAGACAAGCAACCCAACTGTAGACAATGACGGCAATGCACTGGTTGCTGGCGCTTTGTACTTCAACAGCGTGTCTGGGGCAATGCAGCTTTGGACAGGCAGCGCATGGGTTGCCGCGTATGTGTCTGGATCAGGTTACCTGGCGGCAGCCAACAACTTGTCAGACGTATCAAGCACTGCAAGCGCCAGGACAAACTTGGGGCTGGCCATTGGCACCAATGTGC